GGATAAAATCGTCCCCGGCAACAACGATCGTCAGGTGTTCGACGAAGAGAAGTTGCGACGCCTTGCCGCTTCCATGAAGGAGCAAGGATTGATCTATCCTATTATCGTGAGGCCGATTGCGGATGGCTTCGAGATAGTCGCCGGTGAAAGGAGATACCGAGCGGCGAAGTTGCTTGGGTGGGATGAAGTGAGTTGTGTGGTGCGGAATTTGAACGATGAAGATGCGCGTTCGATCATGCTCTTGGAGAACAGTAGTCGGGAGGATTTGAATCCGATTGAAGAGGCGAACGCGTATGAGGTAAGAATGAGGGAAATGGACTGGACCGCGACACGTGTCGCGAATGTTGCAGGGGTGAGCGTGGACACGGTGAAGGCGCGGGTGAAGTTGCTGAACCTTGCGGATGAAGTGCAACGGCTAGTTGCGAGTGGGCAGATTCCCATGGGACACGCAAGCCTGATGGTGAACCTTGACCTGAACCGGCAAGTGCTGGCGGTAAGATTGCTGAACAGTGGGCGCGGGGTAACGAAGCGGGAGTTCGGAAGGTATGTGAGTGATCTGAGGGCGGAGCAGGATCAGGAAGCAATGTTCGATCTCACGCAGTTTTGGGTTGAGCGAGTCGAGGAGGATGATCTGCACCTGTGCGGAAAGGGTGCGATCGTCAACGTAAAGAGCAGAAAGGATTTGCCTGCACCTGATTTTGACAGGAAGGACTCGGCAGGGGAATTTGTGTACAGGTACATCAAGAAGCTGGAGGCGGAGGGCTATGAAGATGAGGCCATGACAATCGCTAGGATGTATGAGTACGGAGTGCGGTGGCACAAACTGATGGTTCCGAGGGAGGTGGAAAACAATTGAAGCGAGACCCCGTACATGCTATAATTGGATAACGAAATCAATGGAAGGAAGGAGCGAAATATCATGGGTTATGTACCAAGAACGGAAGGCGGATATGAGTTGTTCGAGGTAATATCCGCTCTGCAGAAAGACATCCGGCGAGGCAACGAAAAGGAGGCGCTGTATTGGGCGCTCGAATTGGAGGGACGGTTCTCCAAGTATCTATGGCGGCGTCTGGTGGCGATCGTTGTCGAGGACATCGGCATGGCAAACAATGAGTTGGTCGGCATCATAGTCGGCTTGAGAAGGGAGGTCGAGGATCTTCGGAAGGAAGGCCAAGTCTATTCGCTGAACATGCTGGCGTACGCGGTTCTGGCGCTGTGCAGGTCGCCCAAGACGCGCGAGAGCGATGAGTACATGAACGAAGTTCTGCGGGATAAAATTTATGGTCGGTTGAAGCTCGACATCCCGGACTATGCTCTGGATCAGCATACCATGAGAGGGAAGCAGATGGGCCGGGCCGGGGAGCACTTTTGGGAGGAGGGAGCCAAGGTTCATCCGCAGGCGTATCGGGGAGAGTACGTTGGGTACACTCCAGAGGAAGGAGATGGCTGGCGGGACGCGGCCGGAAAAAAACGTCCACCTATCCCAAGGTTCAAAGGGAAGAAAGGCGATAATAACGGAGGCCAGTCGCGAATGTTTTGAACGCTAACACAGAAATAGTAAGTCGTCCCCCCGGTCGGTTTGCGATCGGGGGGTTTTTGTGTGTATAATGCGAACACCGAGGAGGAAGGCCATGAAAATTCTTGTTACGGGAAGCGAAGGAACACTTGGGAAGCCGTTGTGCGAAGAATTGAAGAGCAGGGGGCATGATTTGGTTCGGGTGGATATTCGGCATGAGCCGGATCGTTACGATTCCTTTGTGCGGGCGGATATTGGATTGTTCAGGCAGGTGCGGAGGGTGTTTATTGAGCACCCCGACATTGAGCTTGTCTACAATCTGGCCGCGGAATTTGGAAGGAACAACGGGGAGGAGTATTATGAGAATTTGTGGCGGAGCAACGCTGTCGGGTTGAAAAATATCCTTCACTTGCAGAGGGAATTTGGATTTCGACTCATCCATGCGTCTTCATCGGAGGTGTACGGAGAGTTGAAGCATAATGGGGGGGAGCCTGTTTTGGAAAGTATCACGGAAGACATACCGCTGTTCCACATGAACGATTATGCGATGTCGAAGTGGGTCAACGAGCAACAGATCAGAAATGAGATGGCAAGACATAAATCGGAGATTATGACGCTCCGATTTTTCAATGCTTATGGGCCGGGAGAGTATTACAACAACTATAGAAGCGTTGTGTGTCTCTTTGTCTACAGGGCATTAATGGGTATGCCTTTCGATGTAAGCGAGGGGCATCACAGGGTTTTTATGTATGTGGATGATGTGATCCCGACCGTGGCTAACGCTGCGGAACGTTTTATGACGGGAATGATTTTCAACATCGGCGGCAAGGAGTATCGGTCCGTTGAGGACTTGGCCGATATTGTGGTCAGGGAAACGGGGTGTTCGCCGGACTTGGCAAGGAGAGTCGGGGCGGAGGAATTTTGCGTGCTGAACAAGAGGGCTGACATCGAGATGGCGAGAGTCTATCTTGGGCATGATCCAGAAGTAGGACTCGAGGAAGGTGTGGCGAGAACGGTTGAGTGGATGAAGCAAGTCTATGGAATCTGATCCGAAGTCTCAGTTGCAGGACTGGAAAAAGATCATGGGGCCAGAGAATAGGCTTTCATCGATTCGATGGCTCAGTGGTGGGAGCATTGAGAACGAGAGCATGGTGGTTCGGCACTTGAAGCACATGGAAGGTGCTTTGCTGGAAAGGCGACCGAATCTTGAGAGTATCATATACACGAATTGCGTGGATATTGAAGGCTGGTCAAACTCTTACGTCACGGAAAAACTTCCGATCAAGGCAGGGCATGTGTGGAAAAGGGGGACAGAGGCGGCAATCGCCATGTGGCTTGAAGAGGGACTTACGGCGGATGCGTATGTATGCAATGGGTGTTCGGCGGCTTTTGCGCTGTATGGTCTTGGGTTGAATTGGTACAACAGACCGATGCCGCCCGTGGTCACGGTGTTCGCGTACATCCCAAGGCCTGATGACTATTGGGGGTACACAATGGAGGCGCACACATTGGAGTTCTTCCGCTATGCAGGGGCGATAGATTCGTTCTGGATTGTGGTTTTGGACAGGATGAACGAGGAAATCGAAGCCAAGAAGATCATGGCGAAGGCAGGGTATCCGTATTTCAATAGGATCAGAAGGGCGACGACGTGGATTTGGGAGGAGAAGGAGTTTGCGGTTCCCCGAAGGGATGTAGTGATTTGGAGCGGTAGAAGGAACACGGCCAAGAATCCGTACTTGGCGGCGGATGTATTCGCGCAGATGCCGGAAAGTGTCCGTAAGGAAGTTTATTGCCCAAGGGAATCATCCGGTGGTGGAACGGCGAATCAATCGAAAAAAAGGTTTGAGAAGGTGAGCAATTTGGAGATGATAGAGGGGCTTCCCCCGGAGCAGTACAGGGAAAGGGCGGGGAGCGCGAAGGCTTTGCTCATCACATTGCAGGGGGAGTCCTATCCTATCGGGTACTTTGAATTGATGGGTCTTGGGGTCTTGCCTGTGATCCACAGGGAGCCTTGGATAGAGAACGACTTATTGCCGGACGACTGGCCGTATATTTTCGACACGCATGGGGAAGCGGTGGAAATGATCCTTGATGCGATCGAGCGTTATGACGAAATGGCATCAAGGCTTTACAGTTGGATGAAGGAAAGGTACACGCGCAACATGAGTTTTGCAGACATCATGGATGAAGTGTGGGAGGAATACACGGTGGAGCTTGGGACGAGGATCAGGTTGATCTCGCAAAGTCGCGGGGACTGGAAGGGGCTGTAGATGGCAGTCAAAGTAGTGGGAACCGAAGAGATTGCTGTGAAGGGCCTTCTGGCGAGCGATGTGTCTGCCAACGTGGAGGACAATGCGACGTTCGAGAGATTGAAGATGGAGTTGAAGAAGCATGGAATGGTACAGCTTCCGGCAGTTCTCAGGAACGGGAGTGAGACGCGGATTATAGCCGGGCATCACCGTATACGAGCTTGGATGGAGATTGGGAACGAGACGGTGGAAGCTGTGGTTCTGGAAGGCAAGGTGACGCCGGAAGAAGAGTTCAATCTGGTGAATAATCTGAACACGGTGCGGGGAACCTTGTCCAATTCGAGGTTGAAGAGGGTCATCAGGAAGGGGGAGTTGGATGTAACAAAACTGGACTTGTTCAAGTATCCGATGACGAGCTTGGTGCCGAAGGTTAATCCGAGCGAGGCGGACGATGATCTACGGCGTCGGGCAAGGATACGGGACATGGCGATGAAGATTTCTACAAAGATTGCGGAGAGCATGTTGGACGAAATGGATGAAGCGGTGTGTTGTTTCGCTTTTGAAGACAAGCCGATTGCGATTCTTAGAATTAATGTTCGTCCAAGAGCGGCGCGAAAACTGATACCGGATTTGAGAAAAAGGCTTATAAGTGTGTTCGATGATCTGTTGAAAGACTGACAAAACGAACACAGAACAAAGGGTAGGGAAATGTCAAGACGCAAGAAGATGACGGACGGGAGAAAGCGTCTTATGGTCGAGGCGATGAGAAATGGGCACACCATTATTGCCGCATGTCAGTTATTGGATGTAAGTAGGACTGTCGAGTGGGAAGCCCGGAAGGAGGATAAAGAGTATTGCAAGGCAATGGACGAGGCCAGAGAGGCGAGGGATGAGCTTGTAGAAGATGCTCTTTATGCCAACTGTTTGGCAGGGGATGTGTCCGCGCAGAAGACATGGTTATTCAATCGAGCATCGCCGCGATGGAAAGCGAATCCGGGTTTGGTGATTGGGGGAGATGGAGACGGAGAAGGGGTTGGGGCGATACTGGTCCCGATCAAAGAAGTGGTGGTCAACATACCGAGCGGGAAGACTGGAACAGAGCAAAGCGTTGATGAATAGTGGCCGTTCAACAATTATATCGAGTCTCGACAGCCGGGAAGCTCACGCTGGACCTGCATTGGGGGCAGGCGAAAGCGTGGCAATCAGAAAAGCGATTCATATTTGTCTTGGCGGGGACGCAGGGCGGAAAGACATCGTTCGGCCCTTGGTGGTTATGGAGAGAGATTCAGCGTCATGGCCGGGGCGATTATCTGGCGGTGACGACATCCTACAAGCTGTACACGCTGAAGATGTTGCCGGAGATGCGGCAAGTGTACGAGAAGGTATTGAAGATCGGAAGGTATTGGCCTTCTGCGAGGATCATCGAGCTATGCGACGAGAAGGGGAAGTTTTGGGCAAAGACATCGACCGATCCGATGTGGGGTCGCATTATCCTGATGTCGGCAGCAAGCGAGTCGGGCTTGGAGTCGGCAACGGCGCAGGCGGCATGGCTGGACGAGGTGGGGCAGAGCGAATGGAGCCTTTCACAGTGGGATGCGGTGAGAAGGCGGTTGTCGTTGTCTCAGGGGAGAGCATTGGCGACAACGACGATCTACAACAGAGGGTACTTGAAGGGAATTTACGACAAGTGGAAGAACAAACATCCAGAATACGATGTAATTTCATTCCCGTCGTACGCGAACCCGTCCTTCCCGAAGGCAGAGTTCGATGCGGTCAAGCGGGAGATGCCAAGTTGGAAAGTCAATATGTTCTACCGTGGCATATTCGACACGCCTGCAGGTTTGATCTACGATGTGTTCGAACCCGGATTGAACGGTCATGTGATCAAGCCGATCCCTATACCTTCCGAGTGGAAGCGATATGGTGGTTTAGACTTTGGCGGGGTAAACACAGCGGCGGTGCTGTACGCGGAGGACCCAGACACAAAGATCCTGTATCTGATTGACGAGTATCACGAAGGAAAAAAAACTTCGGCGGAGCACGCCAAGGATTTGAAGAAGTGGAAAGCAAGATATTGGAGGGGCGGTGCCAAAAGCGAACATCAGTGGAGAAGAGAGTTCAGCGCCGGTGGAATACAGGTCAGGCAACCATCGGTTGGGGAGGTCGAGGTCGGGATTGATCGGGTCTATGCGGTACACAGCAATAACGGAATTTATGTATTCGACACATGCGAGAAATACTTGGACGAGAAGGGATCGTATTCGCGGGTATTGGACGAGAATGATGACCCTACGGAAGAGATCGAGAGGAAGAACGAATATCACCTGATGGATGCGGAGCGGTACATCATAAGCACGATTAGACCTACTACGGGAGGGTGGGCAAGAGGAGCAAACGGATGAAGAAGTCCACGTTGTTACGGAAGAGAAAAGATGAGCTTGCAGATATGTTGCTTCGGGAGATGGAAGATGTCGAGAACCTATCGAAGCAACCGCGTTTTGTAGAGGACAGCGATAATTTCTTTGGATCTGTGATCAGGTGGGTAAAGATGGCGGATATTGAAGCGCCTGCGTACAGTTCAAAGAGTAAGAAGCGGGATACATGGCTGACAGAGTTTTGGCCTCGGGAGCCTCATCTTGCAGGGGTCTTGAACAGTGTGGTGGCGATCGACAAGAACCGGGGCTGGACCCTGACCGGGCCGGACGATCAGGTGGATCGGTTTCTGCCGGTGTTCCGAAACGCGGAAGGTGGGATGGGTTGGCGGACGTATTTCAGCAAGGGAGCACTGTCGTTCTATTCGACCGACTTGGGCTTTGTGACAGAAACGGCGCGAGATGGAGAGTACGGTCCTTTGGCTGGTATTTATAACGTCGATCCGACTCTATGCGAGATGAGTGGCAAGGTAGATTATCCACTGAAGTACAAGCCGTTCAACGGGAAGGTGCAGTCGTGGGAGGCTCAGGATTATTTCCGTGTCATGTCTATGCCGAGTATGCGGGAAGAGTTCAATAATCTAGGATACTGCGCGGTTTCGCGGGCGCTGGAGCTTGCGAAGATCATGGTTGCTGTGTACGAACATGATCAAGAGAAATTGGGAGCGCGGGCGCCCAAGGGTCTGTTGCTGTTGCACAACGTCACGGAGGGTCAATGGGAAGAGGCGATGGCAAAGCGGGAAGCTGATATGACATCTCGCGAGAGAAGGTGGTATGGATCGGTCGCGGTCTTGGCAAGCGGCGGCATTGAGCAGATCGATGCCAAGTTGGTTGCGCTCTCGCAGTTGCCGGAGGGATTTGATCTTGAGACGTTCACGCACCTGCTGATGTATGGGTATGCGCTTTGCTTCGGGTATGACCCGGCTGAGTTCTGGCCAGTGAAGTTCGGTGGAATGAGTCGAGCCACGGAGTCGCAGATCCAGCATGTGAAAGCGACCGGCAAGGGTGGACTGGATGCGGCGCTGGCGTATCAGGACCGGATACAACAGGAGTTGCCGGAGACGATCGAATTCTTGTTCGAGCAGAGAGATGTAGAAGGACAGATGTCGGACGCGGCGCTCCAGAAAGCGAAGATTGATGCGGTGAAGTCTGCGTACAGCACGCAGGGCGCTTTGATGGAGCCGCTGATTTCGAGGGAAGAGGGAAGGTCCATGCTGGCAGAGATGGGAGTGATCCCGTCTGAGTGGACTGAGCTTGAGGAGGATGTGCAGGCGACGGACAAGGAAGAGCCGGACGACGCTGGTTCTCCAGAAAGCCCGGAAAGCCCGGAAAGCAAAGAGTTGATGCGGAACCCGATTATCCAGAGGGCGGCGATGCGGTTCCCCGACAAGCCGATCGTTCGGTACAGTTGGCCGGACAACAGACGGGAAGTTTTGTTCTCTCGGGGAAGTGATGCGCTCGGACCGCGGATCTTCCGGGCGGCGAAGTTGAAGAGGCGGCAGGATGAAGGCGAAGTCCTGTTTGAAGATGACGATGTAAAGATTACGGAGTTGGATGTGGCGCGGTCGGTCA